AGAATGTGAGACTCATAAATTCTACCATTACGGTTCTTGATATCTCCTTGGAGAAAAGGACCTTGAATGTAGAAAGTTTTCTTACCTTTAACTTCTTCGCAGAGAACCTCGACGGCCTCTACCTCTTCTCTAATCAGTTTCATTGGTAGATTCCTCTTCTGGTTCTGGGTTTTGGAATTCAATAGGTTGCCCATTATTAGGCATATCAATAACAGAAGCGAAGTAATCATTCGCAACTTGTGGTTTAATATCATTGATGCCTTCATAAGAACGATTCAAAAGCTCCTGATTCAAAACTTCAGTAGCTTCTGTATTCTTACCTTGGACAATCAAATCAATGAGTTCTGATACTCTGGACATAATAATAACGTTGTTTATACTATATTTAGGTTTGTCAGAATGGAGCAGCGCCGCCGCCCATTCCTGGCATTCCTCCCATAGAAGGGTTTCCGCCTCCGCCTCCACCAAGTGCTTGCATCATTTCAGGTGGTAATCCTTCTGCAGAATCTCCAGATAATCCCATGTCATCTTCAGGAACTTGACCTTTACTCATATCAATTTCCTCTTGTTCTGGCTCTTCCTCATTCATTTGAGCATTTGGATCTGGAATAATTCCAACGTTACGCTCATAAGCAATTTGACGATCCTGTTCCTTAATCTCACCATCGGTGTATCCAAGAATGTCGTGACGAACCTGATAGACAGAGAAATATTTACCAAGATAAGGCTCACACATCGATGCCACATTCATTTTCTGCATCATCATCTCGCCTTCTCTGAGCTCAGCGAAGTGATTATCATAGATGAAGTCATAAGTGATATGCTCCTTCATAGAGTCATACTCTTTAGGTGTCACAACACCTTTCAAAACCAACTGAGTTTTTAGTAAGTCAACGAAGATACCAGCGAACTTCTTCCTCATTCTTCCAACAAACTTGTTGAAGTATACTTCATCTCTCATGATATTGTCGGACTTACCAATCTGGAATCCGCCGCCATCTTCACCCATTCTGCCCACAGGAATGTTCAGTGACTTGTAAAGTTTATCCTTAAAGTACTTAAGGTCACTGAGCTCACCAAGGTTTTGTCCTCCTGGTAAAGTGGAAACTTCCGTTCCTCTACCGCCTTCTCTTCTAGGAAGCCAGTAGTCTTCCAGCATGGACATGTATTTTTTGTTATCACGAATTTCACCAGTGGATTGATCATAAGTAATCTTCGTTCTGTATCTCGCCATCGTGTCACGAAGATACTGTTCTGCTTTTGCCTTGGGTAGGTTACCAACATCAATGTAGAACAACCTTCTCTCAGGTGCTCTTGCCATACGATAGATGACAATCGCATCTTCCATCCATCGCAACTGATTCATTGATTTGATTGCCTTGTTCAGGTAGGAAAGAACCGTTCCGTTGTTACCATCAACTAATCCTGATGTCACATAGGTAACTGCATCCTTTGCAATCTTAATTGTTTGTTGTTGTCCATTGTTACCAAAAGAACGACCCATATAATTCATTCCTTTCTTATTATAAAGGAAGTACTCAACCACACGTGCAGGCATCTGTTGTGATGCTTTGCCAAATGCACCTGATGTGTTGCTTGAATATGTTCTGGATGTGCTCTTTAAGTTGGGTTCAGGTAATCCGTTTTGCTTATACTCTCTAACAGGTTTGATTTTCAGAGCATCAATGTTACGAATGTCTGTAATGCCTCTCTCTGGTTGATTTAAATCAATTACTTTCTGATAATAGATTCTACCGTCTACATAGAACCTTCTAAACATTTCATGTGCTTTATTATTGAAGTCCAGAAGATGAAGGATATATGAAAACTCTTCTCTGATAATAGTTTTGATTCTTTCTGAGACATCTAAGTTAGAAAGATCAATCGCAACTGGAGTATCGTTAGTATCCGAAACAATAGCTTCGTTGACAATATTTTCAATCGCTGTATCGATCTCAGGATGCATAGCCATGCATCTATATCTACGAATAAGTTCAGAATCTTTACCGGCAGACTGATCTAAGTCAACAGAATATCCATATAATCCACCTGCGGAGACGGTAACTCCGTCATCCATATTGGGAGGAACAGGAGAAATCTTTGATACCTGATCTAGGTCATTCTCCTTATAGGAGAAACCAAACAATCTACTATTTTGTCCCGGTCCTTGTTGTTGATACGAATTCACTACGGCTACAACTATCTTATACCTTATTTATCGCAATAAAAAAGGAGCACCAAACCGGCGCTCCTTTGAGATAAATTTAAAGACGAATCAGGAACTGATTGCGCTCTTATCGGCTCTAACATTAACTGGAACGCCAGAGGTGTAGGGATCTCCTTCCTCAATCGCACTCCAATACTGAACCTTAAAGGTTACGCCGAATTCCTCGACGGTATCGTTAGTGTCCATGTTAAGTCCAATCTCGTCCACAGATGTGGGCCAGATGCCTTCGAACTTATATGCTCTCAATTGATTACCATCGCGATCAAGCTGTCTTACGATAGCTGTTGCGAAATAATCATTCAGAGTGTTGGCGCCCAGAACATAATTCATGTTCTGAATCAACTCCGACCATTTCTCAAACCCTTTACGGAGTCCGAAAGTAACGTCGTTTGTAACTGTTACTGACCAATCATCAAAGGTTCTGTCTCCAGAAACTTTCAACTTACGTCCTCTAAAAGGAACCTCAACGAATCCAACATTGGCTGCTGGAAGGTTGGCTGCTTTGATCAGGTATGTGCCTTCGTTGTCGGCCTGGGTAGGATCAACAACTACAGCGTCAGGAAAAGCCATTTCAACCTGGAACATGGTGGGACGAACACCACCACCTTGCAGGACTGCCTTAAACTCTTCTATACTTCTTTGGTATGCCATTTATTTTACTAGGTAGTGGAACTAATCAAACACCAGTGGTGCCTGTTGTGCCTCTAAAGAGTCCAATAGACTCTTCGAATGTAGCACCTGTCTTCGTAGCTACGAAGTTCAGAGTGATAAAGTTAATCGATCTTGCTGGTTTGATGTATACATCAGCAACAAACTCATTCCTGTCAATAATGCCAGGAGGGTTGTTGGTGTCATCACACACAACCAAGAAGTCGTACATTCCACGCTTGGACTGAATGTCTCGGAGGAATGGATTGACGTTGTTCTTAAACAATGTTCTAGTAACTTGATCGTTAAACTCGAACAGGTTGACTCTAGCAATCTCAGCAAGTTCCTTCTCAACGATGAGGAAGAGCCTTCTTACGTTGATACGATCGAATGCTGAAGAATAAGCAAGAGCTGTTTTGTCTCCGAACAAAACGGTTCCTTCGCCAGGGAAGGATACAACTGGGTTTACACGGGCCGCGTACAGAATGTCACGTTGTGCTTTACCTGGGTTGTAAGGTAGCTTAACAACGTTACGAATCTGTCCTCTGGAGACACCAGCTGGTGAGTAATAAGGCTCAGCTTCAATAGAAGTGAATACCAAGGTTCCAGCAGTATCACCATTCAGAGGCATGTAACGATAAACATCGTTGAACCTATCGAATGCATACTTGTAACCACTATCAAATACAGCGTATGAAGAAGAAGTAAGAGTGTTTGCCCATGATTCAATTCTAGTTGTAACTGTTTCTGCGTTCAAACCAATCACGTCGGAACGCATTGGGGAAAGGAAACAAATACAATCTCTTCTCTCTTCAACGATGTTGATAAGGAAGTTACCGATTGCGGTAGCATCTGCGAGATTAGAACCTGCAGGTCCCTGAAGAAGATAATCTAGGGTGGAAGTGTTCTCAGTAATGAACTTATTATAAGCGATTTGTCTTTCGCCAACTGTGGCTTGCAGTTGATCTNCACCACTACCAAGAGAATAAGATGTAGAAATAATATACTCAGCATCTACACCAGAACCAATAGGAGTNCCTAGAGGAGATTTACNCGAGTTGAGGGTTCCTGTAGNAACAGATGGAAGTTGAGCTCCAGAATAAACGTAATCAGAACGCTCGTTAATTACTTTATGATAGTAATTTGCTTCTCCTTCTGGTGAAGTAGCGTTCATCAATTTAGAAACACCAAAATATGATTCTAAAACATTACCTTGAGAACCAGTCTCGTCGCCAGTCTCATCATAAACAAGGATGTTCATCTCATCGTTACTAGCTCCACGTGATAGAGCGTTCAGAGAAGTTCCAGGNCGTGCCGCGAAACGATACCAAGGAATACCTTGGAACGCAATTTGCTGANTGTACCAATCTTCTGCACTTGCTAGCTGATAGAATGTACCAGCAATTCCAATAACTCCACCTTCTGATAACTTAGCAGATGCAACCCAGACACCTAAATCAGCTGAATAAACAAAAGGAACTCCAGTTGCCGAGGAAGCCTGTGCTCCGGGAGTTGGTCTAGATGTCCATCCAAAGTTAGAATTACCTTGATCAACAGTATATGTTGTGTTAGCCAACACTACATTAACTGTAGTGTTGCTTTCTGCTTTAACTGATTCATAGAGACTAATCGCTGATACCATCTCAGCGCTGATGATGTCACCAGTAAGCTCTTCGCCAGCCAAATTAGTTAACGTGGCACCGGTTTGAATCTGACCAACAAAGGTTCCTGAAGCAACCGCAATATAGAAAGTATTTGCTCCAACACCTGGTGTCGAATCAATCTTAGAAATAAATCCAGTAGCAGATCCCGTTCCGCCATCTAGATTGACAAAGTCAAATACTGATGGAGTTCCAGGTGCTGGATCTGTATCAGAGAAGTTAATGTTTGATGTATCTAATGTGGGACCATCTGGTCCTGTATAGTAATAGGTTCCTATACCAGCACCACCAGTAACTTCAATTGACTTATCAAATTCAAAGTCCTCTGAAGCATCTGCATCAGCTGCACGTGTCCAAGTACCAACAGCCGAAAGATAAATGCCATTCTCGCTGGCAACTGTTTGAGCCATAACTAGCACTCTAGAAGAGCTAGTGGTCACACCGTTAAGGGTCTGTTCCCCTGTCAATGTGATGTTAGCAGTAGTATTTGTTTCTACAGAAGTAGCAAAAGGAACAGGAGCGGTAAAGGCAGGAGCATTTACTGCAATATAAGAATCTAACGCTGTNCCTGCAACAATAGATGTATCAGGACGAGTATCTGAACTTGTAACAGATCCATCAGACGACTTGATAGTTGTCGTTCCGATCTTTAGTTGCTCATCAGCACCGTGATCAATAGCAGCAACACCGAAAGAGTCACCGTATTTGCCAGGAGTTTTTGCTGCAAAATAAGCAGGAAGTGTGACTCCGTCGTCAAAGTTCTCATCAAAGTTGGTCTTGTTCTTAATGTAAACAGCAGATCCGTTAGTCACTGAGTTCTTCATTGTCTGACCACCACCTGAGGCGTCATCACAACGAATTACATAACAAACTCCACCGTACTCCAGGAAGTTCGATACCGTCCACCAATATTCTGCGTTCTCTGTTGTTGGGTCTCCAAATACTCTTTGAAACTCAGCCTCTGTTTCGATGAGTACCATCTCATCAACAGGTCCTCTTTTGAAGGGACCGACCATTCCTCCAACATTTGTAGTGATAGCATCACTAGTTCCCCTGGTAAGGTCAACTTCGTTGACAATTACGCCTGGAGAAGCGGTTTTAATAACCATTTTCTTTTTCTCCCGAATATAGGAATATTCCCTTTTATTTAGAGAAACCTAGTATTCAACTAAGGTTACGTCTAATAAATATCAAACAAATTCTAATGGTAGAATAATATCAAACAGTTGTCTGTATCAAACATCATTTAGAGTTATTAATTCCATTCCCATTCGCTGTTTGTTAATCCATATTCTAACCCAACAACGTCAGAAACATCCTCTACTCTCTCCCTATATTTTTCCCATCTTGAATCTTCCTGCCAGTCAGATGCCATTGTCCACACCAATCCTGCCTTCTTATCAACCTCTACCACATCATCTGTTCCGTCATCAATAAATCCAAAAGGACTCATGTCTTCTTCTAACTGACTCTTGTCTTTCTCATACAACTCCTCTCTGACATTCTGATCTGTCATCTCTCTGAAGTAATCCTGAGCGACTGCCCAAGCGTACATCACCATGCACATCACAAGGTCATCGTGACATCCATCTTCTGCTTCAAATGAATTTCGTTTCTCAATGAAGGTTGTCAGTTCGTTGATGATTTGAAAGTCCTTAAAGATTACTTTATCAGACTCAACCATCTGTTTCAAGTTAGAGCAACCCAGTTTCTTAGGTGCCTTCGCCATCTTCAGTCCTAACTGTGTCTTACCACCAGAGAATCCCATTCCAAGAACTTGTCCTGCTCTTCCTCTCATAGAAGTCATCAACAGGTTCTCATACTCCATATCATAGAAGATAATAGAAGCAACCTGATCTCCAATGTCATTCACCTCACATAGAATCCAAGAGTTATTAAATCTCTTTGCTACCTGAACAATAATGTCAGGAAACAACATGGGTTTGATTTCATTGTTTCTATACTTACCAATAAGTTTATGTGGATAGCAAGTGATGTCAAAGATAAGGAAGGCAGAGTAGTCCATCTTCATGCCTCTAGAGACATCAACCGTCATTAGATACTCATGTTCTTTCTTTGGAAACTCATAGAGATCCAATCCACCAGAACTTTCTTCTGGTTCCTCATAAACCAATGTTTTTAATTTCGTTGGATGAATCAGTGTACCTGCAGATCCAATGAAATCACACTCAAATTCTTGT